AAACATATTCTCAAGATGAAGCTGAACAAAGAATCATAGAGTTAATCAACTCTTATTCATCGGACGAATTATCAATTGTAGTTGATTTAGTACTTCAAATAGAATATTCTTATGGACGAATAGGTAAAGATATTGATTATAACTATAGAATAATTTCAGAAGAACAGCTAAGTAACTTGGAAAGAATAATAATAGATAAACTAATAGAATCTTCTAAAACTCTAAATCTATTTGACTTAACATATTTTTATCCTACATACATCTTCTGGCGTAATATTGATAAGGATTCATTAGATATTTATGTTAAGAAAGAACTTAGGATACCTTCTAATATTCCAAAATATCTTAAAATAACGGCAAATCATTGGAGTTCGGGACAAGGTAATGGATGGAGCTTTCAAAAAGATAATTTTGAAGGCGTTTTAAGCGACGAAGATGCCTATAATAGCATTGTATCACTCAAATCAACTCAAGTATTTTCAGAACTAGGTGATGATGCAAAGAAATTGGCCATCGCCTATTGTTTGTGGTATGAAAGAAAAGATGTAAAACTGAATAGAGTTGACGAAGATGAAGTAAATAAATATTTTAGTGAATGGGAATATGTAACATAATGAATTCCGTTTTTGTTAATAAAAGTAAGATATTCAACTAACATAAAGCTAGTCAGAAGATTGTAGTCAAAACGTTATTATGATATAGTGTATGAATTAAAAGTGGAACTTAAATATTCTTACACCGAAGTGGTGTAATCATCAGGTCCATGTGAAAGCAATTTCATGCAGGTTCAAGTCCTGTTACCTGCACCATAGCTTTTTACCCCAGTAAATACGATATTTACTGGGGTTTTGCTATACTTAAATCACTCTAAAACACGGAAAAATACATATCGTAGCTAACACACAGCTAACAAGTAGCTAACAAATCTACAAATAACAAACTCCCCTCACTCGCTTATTACGGCGGATGAGGGGAGTTTTTCTGCAATTATGTGTTTGGTTTAAAACTTATTTTATTTTTGCGGTATAGTCAAGGGCAATCCAGCCTGCACCGCTTTTGAGTTTGCCCCACTTTTTAGCGCCTGTGCCTGATTTTTCGGCTACGATAGTGTACGCTCCGCCTTTGGCGATTGAGCCACACACGGCATAGTTTGTGCCTGCGCCTTTGCGGATATTTACGCCGTTCGATGATGTAATCTTTACAAGGTACGGCTTAAAGGCTGATGTGCTCGGCCTTGTTGTCGGGGTTGACGGTTTTGCGGTTGCCGATGATGAGCTTGCCGACTTGTATTTATAGCCGAAGTAGTTACACATACCCTTGCAGATTGCCTCAGCGATAGCGTTTGTGTTGTTCCTGATCCAGTTCGAGCCTGTCACGGTGTCGTGAAATTCACACTCAACATACACGGTCAATGCCCTCGGCACATTGATTTCGTAAAGGTCGGTTTTGTAGCTGACTGAATCGTCCTTGCCGGGCGAGATTGCTCCGAGGGCGTTTTTCACCGATTCGGCAGCCTTTCTGCCGTTTGAGTTCAGGCAGAAAACTCTTGTACCGCCTGTGTATTTGCCGTTAAAAGCGTTGGTGTGAATCGGCATATGAATGTCTGCACCGAACTTGTCCGATTCGGGACAGCGTGTCTGCATAAGCGTTCCCGACTTTGCGACCATAACCTCAAAACCGCAACGCTTAAGAGCTTTGGCTGTTGCGGCGGCGATTTTGTCGCACTGAGCCATTTCATTTGTACCGCCCGTTGCATAGGTGTTTCTGTTCTGATTTGACGGACTGAGATAGATTCTTTTTGCTGACATAATATTATTCCTCGCTTTCGTCTGTTTTGTTATATTTATAAGCTGATAAACCGAGCAGAGCGCCTAAGAAGGTGTCAACGGCTGTGATAGTGCCTACAATCTGTTCGCCGTATGGCAAGCCCCAAATGCCTGCTACGGCAAAGTAAAGTGTACCGATTGCAGGCAGTACGATAAGAGCAATGTATTTAAGTACATCATAGATTTTGTTTGTCATTTTCATTATTATCATCCTTTCAATTTAAATCTTCCGCCGAATGTGCCGACTGGTTGAGGTACTTATCAATCTTATTGATAGCCTCGGTAACTCTGCCGTTACAACCCTGCTGTTTCAGACCATCAAGACACGCACGGAGTGCATACATTGTCAAGGTCTGCTCGCCTTTGATTTTTTTGATTTCAGCGTTCTGCTTTTTGTTGTTTTCGATAAATTTAAAAACACCAAATACAACACCGCCAATTAAAGCTAACGCAGATATGATTTCGGCAAGCTGTACAATATCAATCTTCATCGCTTACACCTCGCTTTCTATCGGCTCGTCAACGGTCGGGTTTGCTCCCCATACAGCCATAACGGCATTGTAATATTCGTCAGAGAGAACCTTTCTCAACTGTTCTATGCCGGATTCGTCGTTCATATATGCATTGCGGATGTTTCCGCCGACCTGCATTTCTTCACCGTTAAAGGTCAAAAACTGCTGTCTGAGTACCGACACGCTGTCCTTTGTGAGCATATCGAGTGTGATTTTTTCTTTAAGTTCCATAATTTTTACCTCCGTTATTTAATTTTGTACAAGCAAATCACATTAATTTGCTCGCCGTCTGCGAATGTATATGCGGTCTTATCCTGAGTCGAAAACTGTAGCCAAGTGTTATTTTTCGGAATGGCAAATTTAAAGAGCTTGCCAAGGTTTGAAATACCGACACAAAAAACATTGTCCTCGGAAATACATTTGTACGGCAAATCAATCAGCGGACACATGCTATTGCCGCCAAGAGATACTGCGTTCATTTTGACCGTTGCACTGACGATTACGATGTCACCAATCGTCTTATATGTACAGTTTGCACTTTTGATTTTATCGGTGACGGTTGAATACGGTGTGAGTGTTGATGTACCACTTTCAATATTTGACGAATCGTATTTAGTCGCCAAGGCGGTTTTATCTGCTTTAACAAGCAGAGCGTTGTAAACCGTACCGCTTGTCAGATAACACGGGCTGTTATTCTTTGGTTCGCTGTCAAACGGCATTGAATTGAGCTTTTGGGCAAGTTTTTTATCTGTTCCTTCTCGTGTATATGCGTCGGAAATGCCGTACCCTGCGAGAGTATTGGCTTTATCAGCTTTTTTTGCAAGATTTGCGTCGGCCGTATCAAGCCTTGCTCCAAGCGAATTAGAACTGCCTCTTGCTGTGGCTATTTCAGTTTCAAGTGCAATTGCTCCGTCTGTTGCCTGTTCAATCCCCTCGTCCATATGGTTGAGGTTGTCGGCATTAAGAGCAGGAGCAGATCCGTTCACAAAGACAATTTTATTGTATTTGTTCATTTTCTTTTATTTCCTTTCCTAATCGTTTTTCGCCCTTTGATGTGAGGGTAGTTATAAATCCGTTCATTTTCTTATTGAACACAAATGTTTCAATTGTCGGCAAATCTTCAAACGGAGTTTTAATTGTGTACTTATCGCCTGCCTCAAGCCACCAATACGAAAACAGCTTAATTTTTGTCGGGCGGTATTTATATACATCACCAAAAAAATTAACAGAATTATATTTTGTGCCGATATCACTTGCTGTTGTTCTGCACCTCATCAAAATGTTATCGGAAACATACCACGAAAAATCGTTACTGTTGCCATACAAAAACGCTTTTTTATCAGCAAACTTAGCACTGTACATACGGATAGGCTCAAGTTCGTAATCTTCAAAGGATAAATCTTTGTACGAATCGATTGTTTCAACGGAAGATTGAGAATACAGCCTTTTAAAACGCATTTTTCCGTCGGCATCTATAACGGCAAAGCTCAAAGTTAATTCTGCATAAGCTTGGATTAAATCTGACAAGGTAATGTCCTTTATAACCTTTTCCACGCAGGTATCATCAAATTTCAGCGGTACACTAAAGATAGATAAGCTCGGCGGTGAAACCCCTGTAATTGCATAATCTTTGGCAAATTCTGCGATTATTGAATAAAAGCTCTTAAAATTATCGTCTTTTTGATAGTGCGCATAACCATAGTTCTCTTTGCCTCCAAACCACAAAGACATATCCACCTTTGACATATCATAAAAAGCGTCATAGGCTGTGATTTTGACGATGTTACGCTGTTTTTTATCTCTTTGAGCCGACTGAATTTTACCGTAGAAAGCAGGACATTCAACCGTTCCTGTTTCGGCAGGACAAATAAGAGTATTTGACGGGTACAAATCATCTGACGGATACAGCTCCGATTCAAGATATGTTGCCGTTATGATGACCTGTACCGTCTTTCCTATCAAAGCCGAGCAATCATAATCAATGAGTTTCACGCTCATTTCAGAGGCTATGCAACCGCCGAATTTCAATTCTTTTTCAACGATTTCATTTTCAAGCGAAAAACTGTTAAGCACGATACTTTCACCGGTTATATCCTCAAAACTGCCGTCAGGAGAATGCAGGGCAACGGTGTTGTAAAGTGTGTTTGTTTTCAGCTTATCAGCAATTTCTTTAGATACAAGCATTTTTAAGAATCACCCCTTAATACTCAATCAGCTCAACCGTAATCGGCTGATAGGTTATATCACTTTTTTCGGCGGTCATTACGGTATATTCGATATCAGGAATATAAAAATAAGAGGTGTAATAGCTGTTCGTTTCATCGTTCCAATAAGTTACCCTGCACTTTCTCTGTAACTTATTCGCCATTGAGAGGTTGATAATCGACTGAAAATCAATCTTTTCGTCAAGATGAAGAATGTGAGTTGAAAACGAAATTTTTGTTTTGTAATTTGACAGCGTTGCTCTTTGAAGTGTACCGTTCTGATCTCGTTCCGCAGAAGTTTCAAGTCGCTGATTCGGAGTTGATGAAAATGCGGTAATGTACTTATTCGGCATTATGTTGTTGCCGAATTTAAGCAAATAGCCGTTATAATTTGACATATCATTTCCCCCTTTATGCGAATGCGGATTTACCGTTGTGTCTGCGTCTGTAAAGCTCATCCTGTCTTATCATTTCTTCAAAAAGCGTTGAACCCTCAAGCTCGGCAGTAAACGAATAAGTGTTGCCGCCGTTATTGCGAAAGATAATGAACATTTCATAAATGCGTTTAAGCAGGTCAAGAATTTGTGTGAGAATCACTGTATCCTGACCGCCCGAATTGTCGAGCATACCCTGCAACTTGTTGAGCGGAGAAATAACCTCAGGGTTACCGCTGTTAGCGCCTGCGTTATCGCCGACAACAGCAAGTGTCGGAGCTTTAACAATACCGCCTTTTGCAAATTTTCGTGCAGGTGATTCTGTGGGTTCTTCAAATCTCGGAATGAGAGGCGGATTTTCAGGCATTGAAAAGCTCCAATCCTGCCCGATGACAGAACCAATTGCCCCTGCAATTCCGCCGATTGCATTGATAACACCGGAAACAAAGTTATAAATACCCGTCCACAAGCCGTTAATACCGTCAATGATAGCATTTACAATAAATCTAAACACGGCACAAATACCATCCCAAATACCTTTGAAAAAGTCGTAAATACCTTGCCAAGCTTTTTTCCAATCTCCCGAAAAAACACCTGTGATAAAGTCAATAAGACCGCCGAATGTTTTTTGAATGGAAGTAACCAATTCACCGATAAATGTAAACACATTATCAAATACTCTTTTTACGGCATTGAAAACATTCTGAAATATAGGTCCCCAAAAGCTGACAAGCCAGTTTACAAACGGCGACAGAAAGTTATTCCACACGGTTGAAACACAGTCTGCAACCTTACCGAAGAAGTTTATTGCGCCCTCAAAAACAGGCTTCAGCCAGTTTTCCCAAGCTGATTTTACGATTGCTACGATAAAATCCCACGCAGGCTTAATCCATTGATTGTAAACATTCATCAGGGTTGTGCCGATGTTGGTAAACATATTGCAGATATTCTGAAAAATCTGCTGTCCGTTGCCGTTCCACCAATTACTGATAATTGTTCCGATATCTCCGAAAATCTGACCGATAAAGTTAAACACATCTGCAAACTGCAATTGTAAATTTTCGAGAAATTCAGTGATTGTTGCACCGTCATTTTCAGTCCATTCAACAAGGCTTTCGGTTGCAGTTGAAAACGCACCCGAAACAACTTCGCCGACTGAGCCTGCAAAGGTTGTAAGACCGCTTAAAAGATTGGAAATTGATTCTTCCATTTGAGGGCGGACATTGTCAATTGCATTGCCTGCAAGTGTACCGAAATTATCAAAAAAGGTTGAAAGGTTGTTATAGCCGTTTGTAAGATTGTTACCTATGGTGTCGATAAAGCCGATAATCTTTTCCCTGTCTTTTGAAATCCACTTAGCAACACCGCCTGAAATGGTCTGAAACGACTTTCCGCCGATTGTCGCAACCGCTCCGAATGCAGAGCCGATTGCCCCGAGTTTTGCAGAACCGACCTTTTGCATTGTGCCGAATGCTTTTTGAACTATGGGAACAGCATTATCAAAAACGGTCTTGCAGTTCTTGCCTATAGCTGACCAATCAACCTTGTTAATACCTTTCTGTACATTCTCGACAAAGCCTTTGAATCCGCTCTTTTCGTATAGATTTTTGAATGCCCCCGAAAGGTTTTTGCTTGTGTCCTTGACAACATTCTTTGCAACAGCTCCGCCTGATGAACCGCCTGAAGAGCTTTTTGATGATGAGGTGTCTGACTTTGAAGATGAGCTGTCAGAGCTTGAAAGCACATTCAGCTTATCAAAGCCCGCTACACTTCTCTTTGCTTTTTCGGAACTTTTCTGAACATTATCAAGCGACTTTGAACTGTCATCTGCCGTATCCGTAAGGCTTTTGGCAGAATCGGACGCAGATTTGATATTGCTTGCGGTGTTGTTGCCTGTATCCCAGCCGAAGACCTTTGAAAGCGATTCAACCGCACCTTTGGCATATTCCGTTAAAGTTGCAAGTGCGGAACTCAACCGCTTTACAACCTGAGTTGCCACCTGAAGAATAGGTTGACCGACTACGGCAAGGAGCTGTTTCCAACTTTCTCTGAGGTTGCCTGTTACATTCTCCCAACCGTCTGCTTCACGGCTTGCCTGTCCCATAGCACCCGAAAGCTGATTAGCGTCCTTGACCATTTGCAAAAGCGTGAGCTGTTTCTGCGATTCCGACAAATCCGTAAATGACTTGCCATACAGCTTATTAGCCGCCGCATTTCGTGTGGTTTCGGTACAGGACAAACCGAGTGCGGCATCATTTTCAAAGTTGCCTTTGAGAAACGATTTCAGGCTTTCTGCGGTATCTTCAAGCGAACGGTCATAATATGCGGCACTGTCGGCTGTTACCTGCAAAGCCTCCTGCATCATACCCAAAGCACTTGAACTGTCCATTCCAGTAGTTTTTGCAAAGGCATAAATGCTTGTGCCGACGCCCTGCAATCGGGTTTCAAGAATACCGCTCTGATTGGCAACGCTCTGAATTGCTGATTCTGCCTGTGACTGCATTGTGCCGAATGTCTGCTCAAACTGCGAATTTGCCGCATTGACTTCCGCAGCCGATTCAATGCACTGCTGACCGAACTCCTTGATTTTGGCAACGGAAAGGGCGGCAACCACAACTGTACCGATTTTCTTAAACGAGGATGAAACCGAATTGCTTAACTGCTCACCGCTGCCTTTGATGTTTGAAAACTCTTTCTCGGTTTTCTGAGAAACGCCCTCCGCAACCTTTGAAAAGGACTGTTTCATATCCGTGCTTACATTTTCAAAATCTTTTGAAAGACTTGAAAACGCCGAATCAAACTTTTTTGTAATTGGATCGGAAATCTTATGCAATGTTTTAGAAATATCATCACCTGTCAGCCTGACATCAAGCTCAATTTCACCCGCCTTTGTCGCCATATTCACCACTTCCTTTCATTTTAGATTCTTTAAAAACAGGCATAAAAACAGCGCACACCGTTATGATGTACGCTAATAAAATTTTGCAAAAGAACAGCCACCCCGTTTGGAGTGGTTGTTTTTTACAAGCTTGCAAAAAAGTTTTGAAATTCTGCAAGAACGGTGTTCATATCTTCGTCTGAATAGTGCTTTACATTTCTTGACCGCCATTTGTTGCGGATTTTATGCTGTGACGAAGTAAAGCTTTTCAAGACCTCTTTGTCGGTTTCAAGGCGAATTTGAACCGTTCTTGCAAGCGGTGTTTCGGGTCCTAAGCCTTGCAGAAGTGAGCAGAACTCATTCCAACTCATTTTTGCAAAATCCTTTGAATAAATGCTGACCCCGTACTCCGAGCGAAAGCTCGACACGATTAAATCAAAGTCATCAATCAGGTCGTAGCCGGGGTCTGAGCTTCCCCCTCGTCAGTCAAATCGCCTGTTGCAATTTTGGCAGATTCGCTGATAAGGACGTTGAAATCGTGCATATTCAGCTTTAACTTTTCAATCTTTTCTCTCTCGGATTCATCAAAAAGAAGATGATACATTTCGATAACATCTTTACTTTTACCGTTGCCGTCCTCAAAAAGTGCCGCAACTTTGAGCATTGAAACTGCGTCATTGTTGATTGCAAGGTCAACATTTTTAACTCTGACACTCGGCTTTTCCTCAAAATTAAGTTTGTCTGTAATATCAATTAACTTTGACATAATCGTTCATTCCTTTCATTTTTTAAGCGGCTGCTGTATATACCGGCTTGCCGTTTGACATAACTTCAAATTCAAGCGGAGCAACACCCGTGCTTGCGCCTGCACCGTTTGATGTAACGGATACAACTGCGTTTTTAAAGAGGACGGTTGAGCCGTCGGGGAATGTCCACATAAACGGAACTTCTACCTTTCTGCCGTTTTCAAATGACAATGCGGCAATCTGGTCGTTACCTGCGTCACCGATTGTACGCTTACCCTTTACCGAAATTGTGATTGACTTAGCAGTCATAAGCCTTGACTTCCAGCCCTCGTTTTCAAAGGCTGTCCATTCCTCTACGCCGTTGTCAAATGCAACGGAAAATTCTTCGCAGTTAGCAATATTTGTCGTGGCGGATTCTGTTCCTGTCTTGCCAACCGCAAACTGATTTTCATAGCACGGGAATACTCCCGATTCAACTTTTGCCATAAAATTACTTCCTTTCGTAATAAAATTTAACTTCAATGACCTGCTCATACACACCCTTGTCGTCTGTTCCCACATCAACGGGTTCGGGAGTGAGCAGTTCGATTATATAGATTTTGTGTTCCTTAATTTCAACATTTTTAATGCCGTAAAGCGTTTCAAAAAGTCTGCGTGCCGTTTGCTCTGTTTCCTTGGCGTTGTTGTTCCAATGAATGAGCAGGGACACGCTGACGGTATCGTATGTACTTTCCGTACCGATTGACCTTATTGGACTTCCCGACTGTTTGAGCGAATACACACCGATTGACCTGTCCTGCTTGTTGTCGAGCTTGCCGATGTAGTAATGCTCGGCATTTGAAATACTTTTCAACCAATCTCTGATGTCTGATAAATAAATCACAGTCCTGCTTCCTTTCTGAAAAGCCTTACAAATGCTTTACTGCAAAAATTCTGTCTTGTACCGCCCTCAAGCCACGGTGTAAGCCACTTACCGCCTGCGGCAATGTTTTCCTCACGGCTGAAATTATATTCGGGATGAAAGTACAGCCGCCTTGCATACGGAGTACTTGACACGATTTTTACAACGCCGTTCCGGCTCTGAGCATAATCAACAAAGGTATTTTCGTTCTGAAGGTTACCCGTATCAAACGGCATTACCTGCGTGTTTTTCACCTGTGTAAGAAGTGCATCACCTGTCTGTTCAAGAGCCTGTTGCTTTGCCTTGTCAAGCTGTTTTACAACAGGAATATTGAGTTTGATTTTTGATGATACCGAAAATCCCATTAAATCACATCCAATTCCGTAAAATTAACTGTACCGTCAAGGTTGCGGTGTTTTGTACCCTGTACGATGTTTCGTTTTACGCCGTCAAGGATTACAAAGCCACCGCTTAAAGTGGGGCTGTCGGGAGCAATGTCGCCGTCAAAAAGCAAGACAGCCGACACCTGAACAATTTTCTGCTCTTTGGTATAGACCGTCTTTGCCTTTGACTGCATATTACACAAGGCAGAGCCACCGTGCAGGGTTGCTGACGGGTACAAGCTGTCGGAGGGATACAGATTTTTGCATTCAAACACGGTCAGGGGTGCTCCGTCCTCGGTAACACCCTCGCCGTATATCGTCACCTCAACAGGAGTTTTGCAGAACTGCTTTTTTACAAGTGGCGGAAATTTCAAAGTATATCACCTCATATTGCAGGATAGCAAAGTCCCGTTGATTTTAGCAATGCATAGAGGTCGGCAGGAATTGCCACTCCGCTGATACACATTAAATTCCAGCTTGCGCCAAATTCCATTGATGTGCCGTTGATTGAATAGCTTTTCAGATAGGAAGAAATCATATCGGCATTTTCTTCTTCAAAAGCAGTAAGTCTGCTATGCACTTTGCCGATGATTCTCTTCTGCATTTCCGAAAGTTTTTCAAAATCAATGCGGTTAAAAGTCAGAACATCAATGTGTTCGGCAGAGATAATACTGTTTTCATCTCCGCCCTGATGTTCAATGTAATCGGCATACATTACGCAACCGCCGTTGTGTCAACATCGGCATAAATGCTGTCAATTTTGCCGTCCTTGCCGTTCGGGAATACGAATGTGTCGGAAAGTGAACGGTTCTGATAGAGCCAGCCGTCACCCTCTGTGTGTGAGCCGGGAGCAAAGAAGTAAATGCTTGAAATCTTCGGAACAGTCTTGCAGGTTTCACCGCAAGCAACAAGAACATTGATTTTGTGAGCGCCTGTTGCAGGCTCAAAACCGCCGTCATCGGGGTTAAAGTTGAAGTTATCGTAGAAACGCTCATCGTCAATAACCTCGATGATAGGGCAACCGTCAATCTCGGTCACTCTTGTTTCAATGCCGATACCGCCCTCTGCAATCTGTGTAAGCTCAATCTTACGAGTGAACTCTGTTGACTGTTCAAGGCAGTCCATAATGTGAGATGTCACATAGGCAACAAGTGTGCCTCTTGCCTTGTATCTGCGGAGCTTGCCGGCAGAGAGAATTGTTTTGAGCTTTGAATAAGCGTTCTCCTTAGTCCACTCCGATGTCTTTGTTGAAGAATGATATCCGTCTGTTGCCTGAGCCTTTGTTGCAACCTTTGAGAAGAAAAGTGCGTCCGTTTCGGGAGCAACCTGTGTCTGCTCAAACACCTTTGAAATATTCTCAACCTTTGCGGTTGCGTTAGTTTCGTCAACATCTGCCTTATCCACAAGAAACTCAATATCTCTGTCATGCTCGCAAGTGAAAGGAACATCAGTCTGAACATACTTGCCTTTGTTCCAACCGCCGTTGCGATTGTGGTTCTTAAAGCCTGATGTACTCATCTGTGTGAAGTGGAATGTTCTTGCACCAACCCACTTTACATTTGAAGTGATGAACGGTGATGTAAGTGTACCCTGAACAAGAATTTCGAGCAGGTCAGGGCTGAACTGCTCAGCATAGTTATTTGTGTTTGCCATAATTTTTCAATCCTTTCTTTAGTTAAATATTAAATCTGTTCCATTTTTTGGTAGGAACATTAACCTTTGGTTTTGTGCCGTCCGATGTACCGTTACCGTCACCGCCGATTTTCTGAACACCGCCTGCGTTTTCGCTTGCTTTTGCTTTGAGTGCAGGAATATCGTCAAGCACTTTCTTAACCGCCTCGGTCAGCTTTTCTGTGTTGATTTTGCCGTCTGTGGAAACGGCAGAAAAGTCTGCCATTTTAAGTACATACGGAATACTTGCAATATCCACACCCTGCTTGACTGCCTCAAGAGTAGCCGACTGGTTCACCTCTGCAATGAGCTTAGCCTTGTCAGCGTTTTCAACATCTGACTGCATTTTTGCAAAATCGGGTGTGTTCTTTGCTTTCTGCTCCTTAAAAGCACCGATAGCCTGTTTCATTTCATCAGCTGACAAGCCCTGTTCCTTGAAGTATGACTTTAAAACTGTGTCCTCTGTCACGCTCTGCTTGCCTGTGATAAGGCTTGCAAGCTTGTCATAATCAAACGCAGGTGCAGGGTTGCCCTGCGGTGTCGGCTGTGTTGGGTTAGGTGTTGGGTTATTTTCTGCCATATTTTATCAATCCTTTCAGTTATCGGGTGTCTCCCGTAATCAGTTTATAGAGTGTCTCTCTGTTTCAGTTTTGCTCGGTGTCTCCCGTAGTTTAGCGTCTTCGGACAATAAAAAAGCACCTGTGCAGTCACTCACAAGTGCGTTTTAAGCTGTTTTTGTTGTCTTTCTTTTCGACTTTTCCGTAGCATTTGGCTTATTTTCCGTAGCGTTGGACTTAACCTCCGCCACAAAGCCGCCGTCAATGAGCTGTTTGGCTCGTTCGTCAGAACATTCAAAGACTTCATTTACAGGACGGGTTACATATCCGTTCTGTCTGTCATTAAATGCCGTTGTCACCTTAATTTTCATTCTATCACCACCTTTCTAAACTGGTCGAAATCGACGAGTTTAAATACAAAAAGCACCCTATAATCAACATTGCTGTCGATTATAAAATGCTCAATTCGTAATTTTATGCTGTTTTTGTGAATTGCATATAACAAAACCGCCCTTTTTACGGAGCGGTTAGATAAATGGGTCATTGCTAATATAGCCGTCTTCTATTAAGCTTTTAAATATATGAGCTTGTTCTTTTTCAAAAGCAGTCAGGTTTTCAGAAAAACCTATTAATTTGTACCTATGTTGTCCATTAACTACATACGGTTCAAAAATTCCAATTCCAGAAGAGAAAAAAGGTTTCTTAATAAGATTAAGGTATTTTTTATATTCAACAACTACTGATTTTGGTGCATTATCGTTTATCAAAAATGCACATCCGTATTGAATAGTACCTGTATTATCAATAGCGTATTTTGCACTATGATAAAACCAATCAACGGGATTATCTATCATTGTTCAACCACCTTTAATGTCATAAATCGTTCAGTCTTTTTTTCGTAATTACCTTTATAATCTTTTACAGTTATCTCTCGTTCTCCAGCGTCAACAACTTCATATGTTGTATTCTTATCAATCAAAAATTCGAATTCAGCAGGACTATCTGAAATTTTGTATAAATAAGCTCCCTTAGTTTCCTTTGGTGCAATAATTTCCAGAGTAGTTCTCGTTGGCTTATCAATTCCACCAAATGCTAACTGTGTATCAGAACACAAGGTTGTGCTGGTAAATCCCTTCTCAGTAAATTTTTTACCAATCATTTTACGCATATCTTCAACCGATGAAGTCGCATTCGTAATAAAATCCACATTCCCCACGGACCGTTTTAATTTTAAAGGTTCGTTCAGCTTGAATTTTGATAGTTCTTTTGATATCTCATCACCAACACCATTAAGGCTACTCACATACTTTTCACCATAGCGTTTTTTAACCTTTTCAAGAGACTCTCCACCTCTTTCAAGAGCGTTGACAATGTCGTAATCACCACCTGTATATCGGTAAATAGAAGGGTTATCATCTCGACTGAACGATACATCTTTATTTAGTTCATAATAATCATTCTGCCAATTTTCAAATTCTTCAACATTACTCAAAGACAGTTGTTTTGTTTCTTTAATTATATCATTATTTTCTGCCTTTTCAACAGTTTTTTTCTGAACATCTGATTTCTGACTTGTGCCTGTATCTATTTTTTTACTCTTTTTCTTTGCTTTTTTTGCTTTATCGTGCCAATCATCGGCTCGGGTTTGGGCAATGCGTTTGTTGTCCTCATCAAGGCTGTATTCAGCACGGCGGTCAAAGCGTTCTGCCTGTCGCTGTGCATACTGCTGTTTTTCCTCAATTCCTCGCTGACGGTCAAGCTCTTTGATTTCATCTTCAGACAACGGTGCGTCCAAATCGTCAAGCTCGGGATAATATGTACTTGTGCTGTCCTTACATCTCGGATGAAACAAACCGTTCTTGATTGCGGTTGAGAGAAGCGGATAGTTTCCGTCTGACTTTTTGCCGTTTGAATAAACATCGTCAATAAACACCTTGCCGATATATTTTGCACAATCGGGGCAGCCGCCCTGTCTTGAGTTCACAACAACGAGGGATACTCCCCATTCGGCTCGCTTTTCGCCCTCGCCACGAAGATAGGCTCTTTTGTTGGCTGTTTTAACCGCCATATCCGCATAATCCGAGAGCGTATGCCTTGCACCGTTCTTGTATTCCACACAATTAAGACCTGCGTTGAGCATATCTTTACAAGCCATATCAACGGCTTTTTCGTATGTAACCGCACCCGTATTCTTTGCTACCTGCGCATTGTATATCGCCTTGCGGTACTTGTCGTTGCTCATACGCAAAACTGCCGTTTCTGCCCTCTTTAAATCGTCTGTGGTCGATTTTATGAGTGCGTCAAGTTTACGGTCATTCACCTTAAAAAACTCGGCTGTGTTGTGTTCTGACGGCTTTTCGGGCGGTTTAAATCCATTCTTTACGGTTTCGAGTATTTCCGCCTCTTGGTCTGAACTGCCGTCAGCTTTGGCGGTGCGAATCATCTCTTCAACCTTGCTGTTAATGGTTTTGAAACGCTTGCCGAATTTCTTTGCGTTGTGCTTACGGTACTCTTCAAGACTTTTGAGCTGTTCAGCCTGCCATTGTGTCCAGTTGTACCCCTCTTTGGTTTCTTCGGCTCTGTGACGGCTGAAATTGCGCATCATGCTGTCGATAAGCTCGTTTTCAATTCTCTCAAAAGCCTCTTTAATGCTGTAATCACTCATTGCTTACCCATTTGCTGTTATCGTCCTGATTTGCGATATCTTCGGGTTTATCGGATTCATTGCCCGTGTCGGTAAGGTCAACATCATCAAATGGAGAAGTTTCTTCCTCGCCTGCAATACCCAGTTCCTCTTTAATTCTCTGCACCTCTTCGGCTTTCCAATCCTCCGACTTGCTGTCGCCGTAAAGTTCGTCAACCGAGGTTTCAACTGACATCAAACCGCCCTGTCTTGCTTTTGACACGGTTTCAACCTGACTTTCAAAGCTCGGATTTGCATATTCGCCGAAGTTTACGGATACTTCCAAGCCCTCAACAATACCATTGCCGTTAAGTTCACCGTCTGCATTGAGTACAACTGCAACAAGGCTTTGAAGTGCGTTCTGCGTAATTTTCACAAGGTTCTGCCTTGTGTAAAGGGTTGTCTTTTCCTTTTCACGCTGAGCATCTGCATTATCAAGCTTCTTCGTATCAATGCCGAGAGTTGACGGCGATATAATGCCCTGTAAGCAGAGGTCGAGGGCAGTAATGTATGAACTCAAATAGCTTTCGTGCTGAATCTGCGGACTTTCGGTGTAAATCCTGTTGCCATTGCCGTTTTCAGACATATCGTTGCCCACGGTGATAAATCGGTTGTCAAACGGATTCGGCGACATCGGCTGACAGGTTTCGGGATTTCTCGGAACAAGGCAATCAGGCACATACTGCTTTGTTCGGCAGGCTCTGAGTGCATCCATCCACTGTGACCACACTTCATCAAGGCTGTCGAAAGCGTCTGTTTTTATGCCAATAATGCCCGCACCTCTGCCCTTGTGGCACGATTTGCCGTAAAGGACAGGTACAGCCCACATATATGATTCGTCAAATGTAACGCCCTTTGAATCAATCCACGAAAGAGCGTCAACCGTGTGCAGGTCAATCTCTTTGCCGTTGTCATCATACAAAGCATAGTGAATATAGCCGTAACCGTATGTTTCTTCAAAACGGTAACGGCGGTGTTTTTGCGTGTAATCGGTGTAAAACTTAACCTCTCGGATTCTGCCACGCACATATGTAAAGTCGATGTTTTCGGCAGGATACCATTCAACAATCGGAACATCTGATACAGCCGTGTCAAAGCTGACCTTAAAAGCACCGTCACCGACAACACATAGGTCACGGAGCATTTGCTTAACCGTGTCGGACAATTTGTTCTGCTTTTCAATATCTTCCCAACGCTCTGCATAAGCGGTTGAATTTTTGCTTGTAACATCTGTGCCGTTGTAGTCGGCAATTACGATATTCACAAGCGTTTCGCAGATGAGTGCCGGCAAGCCCGTATGTATTTTACGAATTTCAAGCCCCTCTGTACTTTTTGCCGCCCAAAACATAGTTTTGTTTGTGTCAATCTGCTTGTACAGCTCCGCAAGCTGTCTGCTGTTGCCCCAATACCAAATGCGATTGATAAAGCACTCGGTCAGATGATTGCTTGTTTCGGTAACGGTAATTGTTTTGTCGCTTGCAGGAGTAATCTGCAAAAAGTTTTTAATTCCCGATCTGATAGATTCAGCCATTCTGTTAATCAGCCCCATTTATTTCACTTCCAATAATATTTTTAAACGGCAGCCACGCATATTGACCGCTGTTAATGCAATGGTCGTGACCGTCCTCGGGTGTGTTGTCTTTATCCTCTCGCCAGCTGTAAATTTCAAACTCGGCAATCGTGTTTTTACAATGTTCAAGCACAAAATAACAGTCGGTGGCAAGCCAGCCGAGTACAAGATTGATTCGGTCGATAATCTTCGTTTTCTTCCATGCATTTGCAAAGTCATAGACACAGCCGTGCTGTCGCTTATACTTTTGAAATTCGGTAATAGTCGCTTGGTCGGCGCTGTCAATAAAAGCCGTGCGTGCAAAGCCCCATTCATCACGGTTACGGTCAAGAAAATCAATAAAATTCTTCACCGTGTCACTCGGGGCAATAGGCGTTTGCATTTCAGCGTTGTTATAAACTCTTTCATCAAGCTGAACACACTTGCCGTGATTGGTAATGCCGTAAAATGTCATTGCGATAGTGTCAGGCGACTTCTGCGAATAGGCGGTATCAAGACCTGCGGTGAACTGAACAAAGTGTTCCGACTTGCGGTTACAGTTCAAAAACTTTCCTGCCCACTCTTTTGATTTGATATGTCTTGCCCTCTCAAAATTCGGGAACACAAGACCTGTTGCTCTGCCTCGCAAACCTAAGATTTTATTTTTATAGAGCTTTGTACCTTTCGGTGCAGAGTTCTTTTTCTTTTCAATCTGTTCGGGTGTAAGACTTAAATTGTCGGCAAAAGAAAAGAACCAATACCGCCAATTCGGTACAGGTTCTTCGGTAAGCTCCGCCGTAATCTCGGGAGGAACATCGTTTTCATATTTTTTAAAAGGACGGGAGCGGTTGACAAACTCCTTATACACAGGCAGGCTCGGATCATCGGGATTCAGCGTTGCAAGCATATAGTCATTACGGGTTGACATCTCTCGGATAAACTCGATATCGGCGGTGTTGATTTCGTCAATATACACGCACCCAAACTGCGCACCGAGAACCATTTCCCACTTATCCCGACTGCTGTAACCGAGAATATAGATGATTTTGCCCTCAAACTTGATATGCGGCAGCTTGTAATCCTTGTCGCCGTTACCACAATAGACAGCGTTGCGGTGCAAGTCGAGAATACCGTTGTCCTGTTGAATTATAGTTTCCTCAGCCTTGCCCGTAGTTTTGGCGGCAATTGCGTGAAGCTTCTTCGGCGACTGCGACACCATTCGCATAAACTTAACGCCTGCTCCGACTGTTGTTTTTCCTGAGGCTGTAGTGCCTTCAAGAAATTCAGCTGACACATTCGTTGTGTTGATGAAGTCAATGTATTTTTGCGACAAAGGAAAGCTACTCACTCAAGCCCTCACCGCCTAACTGTCTGAACACATCAGAGAGCTTTTCGGATTGCTCAACCTTTGCGTCAACCTTAACGGTGTATTCGCCCGTCATCTTGTTGAGCGTGTCAATCGCCCTGATTCTGTCGGAGGTGTTCTGCCCGTCATTCCTTGCAATGTCGGACAAAGCAACCTGTCTGTCCTTTGCACTCATAATGCGCTCGTCCTTGAGCTTATCGGAAAGCTCCTTGATGTATTTTGAAACTCCAACATTCTCCAACAATTCATACGCTCTTGCGTTTGCGTAATTTTCTGAATATCCTGCCTGTATCGCACTCTGAACGGTGTTACCGCTTTGTGCATAATATTCAGCAAATTTACGCTGTCTTGCATTTAATTTGTCTTTCACGGTATCACCGCCTTTCACACTAACACAAAACCGCCCTCAAGCGAGAGCGGTCTGTGAATAACAATTTTATTTAACTCTAGTATTTTTTTCTATGTTTTCTAAAAGTGAAAACAATTCATTTTCTTTTTCATCTTCAACTTGAAAATCCTTCTGCATTTGTTTCATATTTTCGATTAACAAATGACGAACAAAGTTAATGAATTTTGCAAATGTAACCAAAGACATCAATATTACAATAGAAAGCCAAAAAGAAACAAATATATTTTTAATTTCATCGTCACCAATTAGCCAGGTACAAAGAATAATGCAAACAATGTTTTCTATAATGCCTAACATTATTAGCGTTATAATAGGCTTATCTGACTGTGATTCAAGTATTGCCCTACTGACATTTATAACCGATACAGACACTACCGTTGCGATTGTTAAATAAAAACCAGTGGTAATAGTAAGTATAGTCGCTATCATATTTAACCTGTCATTAGGAAAGATTTTAACTGCTAAATTATCAAGAGTAATTTTTATATCAACAAAACTATTATTATAAATTATTACCCCCACAATTACCCCCACAATAAAGAAAGCAATGGATATCAATAATATAAAGAATTCTATTTTAAAATCGCTTAATGATGATTTAATCTTATTCATATATTTCACCTCCTACGATTTCATACTACCACTAATTGTCATAATATTTCTCCGGATTCCAATCCAAACGCAGCTCTCTTAATTCAGTGGGCATTGATATTTCAGCAGCTTGTATGGAAATTCTCTGTTTTCTATACTTATTAACCTTACCTTCAAAAGCTTCATTACAGCTATTTAAAAGATATTCAGAAGGCAAAAAATTGTCTCGAATACCAAAAGTGTGGCTAACTATAATATTACTATCTTTAAGTTCAGCATAGTCATTATCACCTTGAGGCGTTACATATTTTAATCTGATTTGTTTGATTATATCTGGATTTAACTTCAAATCTTCAATCAATTGATAAACACAATCTATATCAAGAGAATCCTTCTTTTTTGCATAATTAAATCCAAGTTCTAGTTTAATGCTTTCCGATTTAATATCATTAGCAGAAT